TGATCGCGTGGCTGAAATTCAGCATGCGATGAACAAGAATGAGTTCACATTGCAAGAGCTGGAGCGTGGCGCAGAAGCCATGAAGAACCAGCCTATTCAGCAAATGCCACCGCCGCGCCAAGCGTCGATGGATGATGTTGTTGAAAACATTGCAATGCAAGTTGAGCAAAACAATAGCCCTCGATCAGCGCAATGGTTGCGTATGAACAAGCAGTATTTGCAAGATCAGCGCGTACTCAACAAGATGGAACGTGCACACTACGATGCTCTTGATGACGGCATTAAGCCTGAGACAGATGAGTATTTCAGTTATGTCGAAAACAGATTGGGTATCAATCGTCAACGACAGGTCGAAGATCATGCAGACGAGGATAATCCAATGTCATCAGCATCAACTCCTACGCAGAGACGCACACCGCCACCTGCTGCGCCAGTAACACGTTCTGGAAATGGCACTGGCACAAGGTCAAATGGAGTTCGATTGACGCCTGAGCAACGTGAAATTGCAAAAATAACTGGGCAGACAGATCAACAATATTACGATGAGCTTCAACGTGCCAAAAAGCGCGGTGAAATCACAACACATTAAGGAATCTGAACATGGAAAAGAAAACAGGATTGGGTCTTTCGCTGAATGACGGCGATGAAAAGCCCACAAGAAGCATCGAGCGGCCCTCAATGCGTGAGCCAATGCGTGAAAAATCGTCGCTGGAACTTGCTCGTGAACGCGCCGCAGCGATTATGTCGGAAATCGGCAATGAAGAAAGCTTTCATGACGAATTTTCTGCGCCAAATCCGCCTGATGGCTGGTCATATGAATGGAAAGCCATCAAAATCATGAACAAGGTCGATGAAACAAAGCTCAGTGAGGTTCGCCGCACTGGTTGGACCGAAGTGCCGCGCATTCGTCACCCTGAAATGATGCCATTCAGCACAGATGTTGATTTCATCGAGCGTAAAGGGCAGATCTTGTTTGAGCGTCCTGCTGAAATTACGGAAGAGTTCCGCAGAAGGGCGCGTAAGAACGCATCAGATGCGGTTTCCAATAAAAAACAACAGCTTGGTCTTGAAGCTCGTGGTCCATTTGAGGCCACAAGGCCTAAAATCAGCACCAAATATGAGCCAATGGCCATACCTGATTGATATGTTTGTAAACGAGATTAAGGGCCACCTACGGGTGGCTCTTTACATTTGGTTTAATATGTGTATTTTACGTTTACGAGCTTTGCTCACTCTCCCCCGGCGTGGAGGGTTCACAACTTCTCGGTTCTTAATGCCCCCGGCGTGGCATGATGGACTATCCTGTAAAAGGGAGATCCCGTCATGGCTGCGAACACAGCAGGTTATTACGGTTTTCGTCAGTATCAAGGCACTGGTTCTGCTCCAACATATGAGCAAGTGGCCGTTTCGATTGCTTACAATGCTTCCGCCATTTATTATGGCGACCCCGTAACTCCTCAGACCGATGGTACTGTTGCTCGTTCTGCTTCGACAGGCGCAACGCCCGGCACACCCGGCATCGCTGGCATCTTCCAAGGCTGTCAGTATCTGTCCGTTTCTCAAAAGCGCACAGTGTGGTCAAACTATTGGCCCGGCTCTGACGTTGCTTCAACCAGCGTTGTAACTGGCTTCATCATCAATGACCCGAACGCTAAGTTTGTTGCCCAGTCGGACAGCACAGGCCTTGCCCTTGCTGACGTTGGTTCAACAATTGGCTTCGTTATTGGCACTGGCAATACCTCTAACGGTTTGTCTGGTGCATATCTCGACACCACAACCCTCAACACCGCAACGTATAACATTTATGCCCCCTTCAAGGTGGTTGGCATCATCAATGATCCTCCGGGCGCTCCCGGCACATTGGTGAACAGTCAGGCATATGATTATGCGATTGTTGCCTTCAACTACGTCCAGACGAAGAATTTCGTCGGTATCTAAGGGAGTAAGGATCAATGGCTGTTAATCTCGCGGCAATTAAAGACCTTCTGCTCCCCGGACTCCGTGGAATTGAAGGCAAATACGAGCAGATCCCGTCACAGTATGACAAGATCTTCACGAAGCACGACTCGAAAATGGCTCTGGAACGCACCGCTGAAATGCGCTTCTTGGGCTATGCTCAGTTGAAGACAGAAGGTGGCCAGACAGCGTTTGATAACAATGCTGGCGAACGCTATGTCTACAACCAAGAGCATACAGAAATCGGTCTTGGTTATGGCATCACACGCAAAACCATTGACGATAACCTGTACAAGAGCCAGTTCATGCCCTCGAATCTTGGCCTGATTGAATCTTTCCATCAGACTAAAGAAATCTATGGCGCTAACATCCTCAACACCGCGCAGACATACAATGCTGCTATCGGTGGTGACGGTCAGGCTCTTTGCTCTGCAAGCCATCCGATTGACGGCGGCACAATTGCGAACCAGCCTTCAACTCAGGTTGATCTGAACGAAGCCACTCTGCTGAATGCGATGATCGCAATCCGCACGAACTTCAAAGATCAGGCTGGTCTGAAGATCTTCGCTCGTGGCCGCAAATTGATCATTGCTGCGTACAATGAACCGACTGCAATTCGTCTTCTGAAGACCGAGCTTCGTCCCGGCACTGCAGATAACGATATCAATGCCATCGGCCTGACCGCAGGTGGTTTGCCTGAAGGCTATATGGTCAACGATTATTTGACTTCTCCGTATCCGTGGTTCCTGCTGACCAACATCGATGGTCTGTCGTACATGGAGCGAGTGCCGTTTGAAACAGATATGCAAGTAGATTTCGTAACTGACAATCTTCTCGTAAAAGGTTACGAACGCTACAGCTTCGGTTACTACAATTGGCGTTCCATTTACGGCTCCTTCCCCACTTCGTGATCTCTGGTCACTAGAAAGGAGTTTTTAAAATGGCTACGACAATTAACGACATCCAGCCGGGAACTTCTCCCAACCCAAATGGTAGCCCCGCAACTGTCGGGTCTACCTTCACTGGTCCTTTGTTTGCCGGAACTGTTTTTAACAGTGATGGCACAGGCAACCTTGCCAGTCTGGGTAACAACACTGGAACCCAAAACATTGGTTATGTTGCAACGTCTCAGTCGGCTGTTGTAACGCAAGCTAGTGGTGTAACTGCAATTACTCTTCCTGCCCAAAGTCAGATCATCGACATGCAGTTGATGGTTACGACTGCTTGGACAGGAGCTGCCACAACACTCGGTATCGGCGCTACTGCTGGTACTAGTGCGGCTACAGCCTTCACTACGGCTGGCGCTGTTGCTGGTGGTACAAAGGGTCTTATTTCAATTACACCCGGCACTGCAACCACTCAAATCGCTAACTGGGACAACATCAGCAATTCCACTTTTCAAACAGGTGGCGCAACTGATGTTCAAATCCTTGTTACTTCCACCAACACTGGCTCTGGCGTAGGAACCCTCACGGTTACTTATCTTCAGGGTATCAATCTAGCTTCGTGATAGGAGATTATCATGGCTAAAGGTAAATCTGCTGGCGTTATTCCCGACCGGCATCTTCAAGAAGAGTTTTACACTGGTAAGGGCAGTCATGTCGCTCATGAAGCTGAAGACAAGGCTGATGGTTTCAAGCACGGTGGTAAGACCAAGAAAATGAGCAAGAAGCTCATGGACGAGGATTACACCATTGCTGATGGCGAGAAGCCCAGCAAGATGAAGCGTGAAGCCCGTAAGCATGGCGGTCATGTGATGTCTCATACACATCACGAGAAGCCTGAGCATATGAAGCATGCCAAGCATGTCGGCAAAGTTCATGGTGGAATGGGCGCTAAACATGGCGGCAAGGCCCCTCGCAAGGCTGGCGGCGGCGTGTTTTCATCTGCTCATTCTGGCTCTGCCCGTAAACCATCTTCGCATTACTAAGATTAGCTTCTGCTTTCTTGGTGGATTTATGGGGGCCATCGCGCCCCCATATTTGCATGGAGCTTGGAATGACTGGCGTATGGCAACGTAAAGAAGGTAAAAATCCTTCAGGTGGCTTGAATGAAAAGGGCCGCGCATCTCTTAAAGCTGAGGGACATAATATTAAACGTCCACAGCCAGAAGGTGGTTCGCGCAAAGATAGTTTTTGTGCTAGAATGACTGGCATGAAGAGAAAGCTAACTGGCTCTGCAAAAGCTGCTGATCCTGATAGCCGAATCAATAAATCTCTAAGAAAGTGGGATTGTTGACATGGCTGAAAAACCTTTCTGGGAAAAAGATTCTCCGAAAGATGCCAAGCAAAAGCATCTGAACAGAAAACAGATTCAATCTGCCAAAGCAAAGGCTAGAGCGGCGGGACGCCCCTATCCAAATTTGGTAGACAACGCAGCCGCTGCACGGGCTGGTAAGAGGAGTTAAAAATGTCAGAAGCCATTAATCAATCAATCACCCGTGTAGGAAGATATGAACCATTTGAGCTGCAAGTCTCTCGCGGTCAAATTACGTTTCATTCTCCTCAAAACATTTTTGGGTATGGGACAACTCCCGCCACTGCCAGCTTGTTTCGCACCGTTTGGGAAAATATGGCAACGACAGAATATGTTTTTCCAAGCTCTGCGCTAACAATGCAGCTTGTCAGTAATGCTGTTGGTGACACTGCGTCCATCACAATTGTCGGTCTTAATGCAAGTTACAACCAAATTACGGAAACACTTGTTTTGAATGGCACAACAAATGTGCCGACCGTAAATCAATATTTCCGCATCAACTCAATGTATGTTTCGGTTGGTAGCGTAACCAATCCGACTGGCGTTGTGACTCTTACAAACGGCGGCGTTACTTATGCACAAATCAATACTGGTGTGTTCAATGGCACAACATCCAGTCTTGGGCGCTCTCAAATGGCTATTTTTACAGTTCCCGCTGGTTACACATTTTATGGCTATCGTTATGGCGCTTATTCGTCGTTTAACGGCAACAGCGCCAATTATACAACGTATCGTGCCATTACAAATTCTTCGGCAGGCGTTCAGCAGCTAATTGTTCAAACGCCCTTCAATACGACATATGAAGTGCAGCGCCATTTCCCGTTTCCGTATGTTGAAAAGACAGATTTGCGTTTCCAAGTTGCGTCCAGTGCAGCTACCGCCGCTGTTGTCAGCATCAATGTCGGCGGTGTGCTAGTAAAGAATGACGGCGCTTTATAAGGAAATTAGATGACAACGAGCGGGACATATAATTTTAATCCCGGCCTCAGTGATCTGACGGTCTACGCATATCAATTGATTGGTGTGCGTCCGACCTCGCTTGTCCAAGAGCATCTTACATCAGCGCGGATGGCAGCAAATATGGTGCTGTCCCGTTGGTCAAATCAAGGCGTAAACCTGTGGGCGGTGGATCTTCAAACAATTACACTTGTTCAAGGCCAAGCCACATACAATGTGCCGCTCAATACGGTCACTATGCTCGATGCATACATGGAAATCGACAATGGTTCTGGACAGCCGATTGATCGCATCATTCTTCCTGTAAGCCGCACCGAGTATGCCAGCTATCCAAACAAAGAACAGCAAGGTTTTACAACCACATTTTGGTTTGATCGATTGATCAATCCTAATCCTACGGTGACTTTGTGGCCCGTTCCTGATGGCACAAGCGCACAATACATGAAGTATTATCGGGTTGTTCAATTGCAGGATGCAAATTTGCAGTCTGGTCAAACCGTCGAAATCCCATATCTTTGGATGGAAGCCTTTTCCTATGGATTGGCGCTTCGCTTGGCCATGATGTGGTCACCAGATAAAGTTGCTCTCATGAAGCCTATGGCTGACGAAGCGTATGATATTGCTGCGGCACAGAACGTGGAAACCGCGCAGCAGTACATTTCTCCGCAGCTTATGGGATATTACAGGCCGTAGGAGGCATAAATGGGATATGCTTCGCAGGCAGGTAGAGCAATAACCAATCCATCAAACCCGCAGGCACATGCAATATGTGACCGCTGTGGCTTTCGGTATAATCATGTCAACCTTCGGTGGCAATTTGATTGGCGCGGCGCATCGTTGATGAACCTTCGCATTCTTGTTTGCGACCATTGTTATGACGAGCCTCAACAGCAGTTAAGATCAATTGTCGTTCCGGCAGATCCTGTGCCGATTGAAAACCCGCGTATTGAATATTTTGATGCCAATGAAACAAGTGTGCGTACAACATCGGGTCAAAATACGACAGATCCAACTACTGGCATTCCAATCTTGGGTGCTGTAAAACGAATTACGCAGGCATATGCCAATCGTGTCACGCAACAGACAGGTGAGCCTCCGAATGGGCTTAATCAACAGCCGGGTACAAACCCGACTGTGCCTGCCGATGCTGGTGGAAATGATCCGGGACTGCCTTATAATAACACGACAGTTCCGAAGACGGGGCCATTAGTATGACCGCATCAGTTCAGATTCCAAATCTACCAGCGGGTATAGCCCTTAACGGAACCGAGCTTCTTGAAGCAGTTCAAGCCGGAACGTCTGTCTATATATCGACTTCCCAAATTGCATCTTATGCTTCATCTACATTTGTTACGCCTAGTATCGGCAGCGTGACAGCTAATGCACCTGTTACAGCGGCAACAGTTAGCGGTGCTGTTACTATTGGACTGTCTGTCAATGGTGTCTCAAACACCTATTTGGCTCAGATGGCCAATAATACACTCAAAGCCAATATTTCTGGCGGTTCTGCAAATCCTTCTGATGTGACAGCTACAAGCTTCTTAGATGCAGTGTTTGGTTCCACCACTGGCAATATTATTTCTCGTAGCTCAAGCGGTTGGACTTCGGTAGGCATAGGCAGTAACACGCAGATCCTTACCTCAAATGGTTCTGGTAATCTTCCATTCTGGCAGTCTTTTTCGTCTGAAATGGACAATGTTTTAGGGTCAACGCAGGGATCTGTATTATATCGCAATGCATCTGTATGGACAGCATTGCCTCCCGGTTCTGCTGGTCAGCTTCTTCAGACACAGGGTGCTGGTGCTAATCCGACATGGTTTACCGTTACTGGCGCTGGTACTGTTACCCAAATTAACACTGGGACAGGCCTAACTGGCGGTCCTATTACTGGCTCAGGCACGATTTCGATAGCCAATACGGCAGTCTCGGCGGCTACCTATGGCAGCTCGTATCAAGTCCCTGTCTTTGCCGTTAATGCTCAGGGGCAGCTAACATCTGTCACGAACACAACTATAAACGCCGTCACACTGACAACTGGCACGATCTCAACGACACCATCGGCGTCTACTGACATTGCCAATAAGTCTTATGTCGATACGGTGGCTCAGGGACTTGATACCAAAGCCTCCTGCCTTGCCGCTACGACAGTCAATATAACGCTCTCTGGGGCGCAAACGGTTGATGGTATTGCCCTCGTTGCGGGTGATCGTTGTCTCGTTAAGAACCAAACTTCTGCCGCCGATAACGGTATTTATGTTGTTGCGACTGGCGCATGGACCAGAGCGACTGACATGAACACATGGGCGCAAGTTCCCGGCGCTTATGTATTTGTCGAGACGGGCACAACGCAGGCCGACACTGGCTGGGTCTGCACAAGTAACGCTGGCGGCACTCTTGGAACCACAGCCATCACTTGGGCACAGTTCTCAGGCGCTGGATCTGGCGTCAGCTCGATCACGTTTGGATCGACTGGCCTCACCCCCTCAACTGCCACGACTGGCGCTGTTACTGTTGCTGGCACACTGGTTGCTGTTAATGGCGGAACTGGCCAGTCTAGTTACGCTGTTGGAGACCTTCTCTACGCCAGTACAACGACAACGCTGTCCAAGCTCCCTGACGTTGCCACAGGCAATGCATTGATCTCTGGCGGCGTTGGTGTTGCCCCATCGTGGAACAAGATTGGCCTCACAACTCACGTTTCTGGCACATTGCCAACCGCAAACGGCGGCACAAACCTGACTGCATTTACGTCTGGTGGCGCTGTCTACGCTACGTCAACTTCGGTACTGACAACTGGAACACTGCCGATTGGGTCTGGCGGCACTAATACTACCGCAACGGCCACTGCTAACGGCGTTACTTACGGCACTGGAACGGCTTACGCCTTCACTGCCGCTGGCACGACTGGTCAGGTTCTAATTGCCACGACAAGCTCTGCGCCTTCTTGGGGTCAGGTCAGTTTAACTGCTGGCGTCACTGGCATTCTTCCGCCAGCGAATGGCGGCACTGGTCAGGTAACTGCCGCTGCGGCGTTCAACGCTTTGTCTCCAATCACAACTACTGGTGATTTAATAATTGGCAATGGTACAAATAGCGCAACTCGGCTTGCTATTGGTGCAAACGGTTATGTTCTTACATCTAATGGAACAACAGCAACTTGGGCAGCATCTACGGGCGGAGTAACATCATTCTCTGCTGGCACAACTGGCTTCACTCCAAACACTACCACAACTGGCGCTGTAACATTGGCTGGCACATTGGCAACTACCAATGGCGGCACAGGCCTGACTACATTTACAGCAGCCAATAATGCAATTTACTCTACATCCAGCTCGGCATTGACTGCGGGTACGTTGCCTGTTGCTGCTGGCGGCACTGGATCTACAAGCTTGACGGCCAATAATGTTCTTTTGGGCAACGGTACGTCAGCTTTGCAAGTTGTTGCACCCGGCACTAATGGTAATGTGTTGACCAGCAATGGTACAACATGGGTTTCTTCAACCCCAGCGGCGTCTGGGCCAACAAAAGCACAAGCTATTGCATACGCAATGGTCTTTGGTTTCTAGGAGAAGTTAGATGGCAAATCCGAATATTGCTGCCGTAACTGGTATATACGGCACTACAACCTACTACACACCAGCAGGCACGACCGCTGTGGTGCTGCTTGCTAACGCCGCATCCAGCGGCACAGTGATGCGGATCAACCAGATCGTTGCGGCTAACGTCAACGGGTCTTCGGCAGTCAATGCCACGGTGTCGATCTACACCAATGGCGCAGTCGCTCAAGGTTCGGCTCCCGCTGGCGGCACGGCTTACCCGATTGTTTCGACAGTCTCGGTCCCCGCCAATGCCTCGCTGATCGTGGCTGACAAGACAACCAACATTTATCTGATGGAAGGTACGTCTATCTCGGTGACGAGCGGCACTGCAAGTGGTATTACTTACAGCGTAAGCTACGAACTCATCTCGTAAGGATAGCCCATGAGCAGGCGCTACATAGGCAGCTTGATAGACGCCTTTAATACGCTGAAGGTCGCTAATGCGCCGACTATCGGGACGGCGTCTGGTGGCTGTGCAAAGGCTTGCGTGGCGTTTACAGCACCATCTTGCGTGGGTGGCGGGGCTATCACGAG